TCAGGGTCATTAAGCCAACGCTTCATATAAGCTTGGTCTTCTAGTTTCCCTTCGGCTTTCATTTGATAAAACAATGCCATTGGAATGGATGCAACATGGTGCATATCACCTTTCCAACTAGCCTTTTCATCAAAGGAATTAAATCTTTCTTTATTGTCTGCAACAATCTGAGTTGCATCAATGATTGTCTCAATGGTAGCTTCGTCTTTTTCGGCATCGTAATGCCACATCTTACGAGTACCAGTTTTGGTATTAATGTCAAATAGTTTGGTGTACATATAAAAAAGGGTGGGTTATTAGCCCACCCTTTATTCAGATTAAGTCTGAATTGTAGAGTTCAGGTCATAGACGGCGCCATGAGCTTTTTCATTCTTGACTTTCAAGCCCCACTCACACAAGAGCATACGCTTTTCAGCATCACCTGTCTTAGCCAGTTCAACTGTCTGGAAGGGACGCAGATAAGCAACGCTTGCGTACTCAGGATCAAGCACAAAAACATCACGCTCACGTTGGAAGCGATTAGGCACAATGCTTACGTTACCAAAGTCAGACACATAGACGTCTGCAGCACCAATCAAAGTAGCTGGTTTAGCACCACCGTTGATGTTGAAACGGCTAGATGCAATACCAGCCATCTTAGACAGGTTCTGTTTGTTAACAGGACCAGCCATAACGATAGATGGTGAACCGCCTTCTGTCCACACCTTCTGAATTACGTCTTTCAGCAATGCTTCGCTGAATGAACGCAAGTTAGTTGTTGTGGCATCAGTACGAGCCGCATCAGGAATAGTAGTGTATGAAGGATCACTACCGCCAGTACCTTCGCTAGTATTGGTCTTCAAGAAGGCCAACAGTGCGCCTGATTTACGAGCAGAAGATGTAGAACCAGCAGCGGCGGCTTGGTTAGCCAACATTGTGGAACACATATCGCGCTTGATCTCAGCAGACTTCTTAGCCATTTGATAGCTCAACTCTGAGCGGCGACCAGCTTTGTCAACAGCTTCCAAAGTACCAGCAATGATTACATCCTTACGGCTAATCTGGGTATAGTTGCCCAAACGAACTGTAGCTGTAACTGCTGTGAAAGAAGTGATGTCATCACCCTCAATCTGTGCATTGGTTGTGCTGGCAGCAGCCAGGTCATCGGTTTGCCATTCAAAGAAAGTATTGGAGACGTTTTCACGTCCAATATTGCTCATAAATGGTGTCTCTTCTGGAGAGATCTGATAGATAACATTCGAAAGATCCTCACGTACACCCTTCGCATCAAAGCGGGTGTAGGTGTTGGTAATAGCAGCCATGATAAATCCTTAAATAAATTTCTCGAAAAGGGATGCGGCATCTCTGACGCTTCCAGTTTGTGCAAGACGCTTTTTTGCGTTATTTATATCACTCGACTTAGAACTTAGGCTACCTGATGAACCTGGACTAGCCATCCTTGGTGCTTTCTTCATTTTTGCTTGGAATTCTGGACGCTTGCTCATCATCTGGTCATATTTCCACGCTTTGTGAAGCGCCAATAATGCCCGTGAATCAGAGATGCCGTTCAGCTCCTGCTCAGAGAAACCCAATTTCTGACCATACTCCAACAAAGCTTTACCTTCTGCTTTAGCCTTCTCTGGAGAATTCCACTCTGGAATCTTCTCTTTCAATATTACAGTTTCCTGCGCTAAAACATTTTGTATCTGCTTTTGTGATTCAGCTTGATACAACTGATTAAGTCTCATTTGCTCCATTTGTACTGCGTATTGTTGTTGCTGTCTGCGCTGATGTGATGTCCATTGACGGGCATATTCAGTCGGGTCTTCAACTTCTAAACGGTTCCAATCAGGCTGTTGTGGCTCAAACTGTTGTAATTTTTGCTGCAATTGTCCTAATATCTGAGAGTATTGTTCACGCTCTCCACGTACTTGCTGAAATTCAGATTCGACAATCTTGCGTTCTTCTGCTAATTTCTGCGTTTTCCGTGTGTAGTCAGCTTCACGTTGATAACCTCGGATAAGTTCTTCCTTCTGGACTTCGATTTCTTTACCGTCAACTTTGACAATAAACTTCTGTTTCCTTAAGGCTTGCTCCTCAGACTCTTCGTCTTCACCTTCTACTTCCTCGGAAGTTTCCTCTGCTTCTTCTTGCGGCTCCGCAGATTCTATTTCCTCAGATTCGGGTTCGGATTGCTCCTCCTCCGGTTGCGCCTCTGCACCAGTGTCAACACCCTCTTGGCTGTCTAGCATGGTAGCAAAGCTTTGCGCGGCTTGGTTTACTGTAATCGAACCGACTGCATTTGCGTTATCGGACATATTTACCTCTTAGTTTAACAATCATTGTGCCTTTGGTGGACGACCACGCTGGCGAGCAAGAACGACTTCAGCCATCTTGCCTGTATCCATAACAGAGCGCAGTTTAGTCCTCAAGATATCTACCGTTGTCAAAAGCAAATAAGCTTGCTCTCTAACTGGTCCTTCCATTAACTTGGAAGAACGAATCTCACGATAACAGTCATCTTCTATTTTTTTGATTAACTCATTTAAGAGTTCATCTTCAAGAAGCAACTTGGCTCTGTCACCTCTTGCGAGGTTAATATCTAATTCATCCATATCACATCATAGGTTGGGGCTGTTGATTACTCATTGCAGCTTGTTGACGGATTATCTCTCGGTCTCTATTCATTGCGGCATCAATCTCCGCACTTTGAATTTGTACCCCGTATTTCAATTCTAACTCATATCTACGCAAAATTCCATCTTGTTCAATACGATCACGCTCACGATCATCTGCCATTATCATTTTTTCACGATCTAATTGCAGTTCAGCAGCTTTCTTTTGGATATCTGCTTGAATAGCTTGAGCCTGTACTTGAGCAAGTGTTTCCTCTGGCGTAAGCCTTGGAGCTTCTGGAGGCGGCATTTGGAAATCAGCAGGTAACTGGTTAAAGTAGTTCTGTGAATCTTTAATACCTGCCAGTTGCAACATCTTAGTTAAAGTATTTGTGTACTGTGGTACGGTTACAACAGGATTGTTAGGACCAGTTTCTTTAATCAACATTTCCTGACGCATGGCAACCTGATTCAGGATATTAATGCGGTCTTCAATAGTGCCATCTCCAACGCCAACATTAACCGTCACATCCATGTTTGAATCCCAAGAACGGGGATCAATTGGCACAAACTTATTACGCAAACGAACCATACGGGCGCGGTCTTGATTTTCAACTACCAGTTTTAAGATGCCAGTAAACAGTTTACGCAAGCCTGTCTCAGCAAAGATACGGGCTATCATTTCGATATGCTGGTGAGCGGCATTGACAGTAGCAGAAACCGCGGCCTTGGTGGTGCTTTGCAATGCATCTGCATCTAGTCCTGCAGCGGCCTTAGAAATGCCTGTACGGGTCTGTTTAATGTCATCCAAGTAGTCAAGCATTGGGAAGGCGGCTTGACCCACAAAAGGAGTGGTAAAAGGCTGAACCATGCCTGGCGCTCTCATGCGGATAACTGCGCCTACTTCAGTGTTCAGCACATCCTCCATGTTGGCCTGCCCCTCAACAATTGCTGTACGGGGGTGGATAGCTTGGGCCAAAGAGTCCAAGATACCACGCTGGACATTAGACTTGATACGCTGAATATCCATAACCACATCGGCAGGACACATACCAAAAAACGTATGGGGTTCTGGGTCTGGGCAGAAGTCAGCAAACTGGCGGTCATCAACAATCTCATTGCGGAGAACCTTGTTGCCTGTGCCAACAGTGCAAATCCTACGCATCTCAGCAATGCCATCACCATCAAAGTCTACCTTTAAGTAGCCTTCAATGTAGAGAACGCTTTTGCTTGATGGGTCACCATTGTTTGCGGTACTAATAACTGCGAACGGGTTACGGGCTTGATATTCTTGATTGCTGTCAAAGTCATTACCATTTCCTGCAACTTCAACCATCTCATCGTAGTCATAACCCATAGCGACTAGATCGGAAACGGTTTTCATAGTCCTGTGGCCTACAAAGGTGGCCTCATCAATAGACTTTGCTCTACGGTCAATTAGAAACTCTTCTGGTGGCAAAGCCTCAATCTTTACTTTGCCAGATTTGATTCTGCGCTTGATCTCCACATCGTACATCATTGGAGGTGGAGCGCCATCAATCATTTGCTCAGTACCAGGCACTGGGTAATCACGTACAGCAGAGATCTCTACATCTGGGTTTTCTATAAGCATCATCATGCTTTGCTCATCAAGCATAGAGAATGATTCTGCTTTAACTTCTACAGACTCATCCCACCAGTACTTAATAATTCCGCATTTTCGAACCAATGCGTCTTTAAAAGCAGAGTGAAGAATCTTAAAGCCAGGGTTATCACGCTTGAAGATAAAGTCTACGTAGTCAGTTGCTTGTTCAGCATTCTGTACGTCTTCTGGTCCTTGGGGGGTGAACTCAACTACACGCTCTGGGCCAAAGAAAATACGCATCAGACTTGGCAAGATGCCTTGTACTGTATCCCGTACATCCATTGATACAACTTGGGAGCGACCTTCTTCTTCATCACCAAATGGCTGACCATAGTAATACTCAGTTGCCAATGCACGATTGCCACCAATGTCGTCATCTATGAAAGAAATGGCATCATAAATTTCAGCAGAAATAACGCCTTGAAGTTGCTCTTCAGACATTACCTCATCACCCTCCATCTCGCCTTGAATGGTCTCAGCCATCAACATTGGATTTTCGTACATATTATTTCCTTATCGAGCGCCTATGTAAGGGAGGATTCCAGAATTAGTATTTTGCAATATAGATGGAATGCCACCAACATAATTGTTAGCCATCCCACCATAGGGGTTACCCATTTGTGGAGCCATATTAAATTTGTCATCTTCTCTTTGATTAATTTGATATTTAAATGCTGATCGAGCCATATCACCCATTGATGCATTTGGGTTCGTCATGGAGTTATAAAAATCCATGCTAGGAGCCATTTGCTGTTTTGCAAAGCCGCCAAGAGTATCACCAAAAGACATTGGAGCTGTCATTGCTGCTTCTGCTACTGGAGCCGCCATTGCTGGCGCTGCTGCTGCAATAGCTCCTTCTGCCACTGGAGCTGCTCCTGCTGCTGATGCTGCCAAAGATTCAAGAAATGCTGCGAGTAAGGCTTCCATTTAATCTTCCTCATCTTCCATGTTGTATTCTGTCTTAGCCATCATCAACATATTCTGCTGATTCTTGCTCATCTTCTTAGTGATAGGGCCACCAGATAGCCATGCTGAACAGGTCCGTGCGCCTGCACACTTAAAGTCAAACAGTTCACAGTAGCCTAGATTAGCCGCACCCTGTACGTCTTTGGCATAGCCATCAGTCTCTTCGTCTATACCTTTAAGGATACAGTCCAACATCTCTGGAGTCTGGATAAAGGCAGCGCAGTTACCACAGCGCATCTCTTGGACTTCATCAATAGATACTGTCCACATATCAGCGAGGTTCTGCCAGTATTCTTCGTTGTCTTCTTCTGGGTTAGCAGGACCATAGTCAACATTCTTAATTGCCCAATTACGGGCTTTCAAGTTGGCCTTGATGTCATAAGTAGCGATAGGGCATTTCATTTTTTATTCCTTGCAGAAATAGCTTTAGCCTTTGCTCTAGCATCTGCTTTAC